AAAGCCTTGATATATCAAGGCTTTTTCTTTTTGTCTTTTTTCTGTGGTGTGATATTTTTGGGGGCAAAGTGTTCTTGGGGGCGATTTGGGGGCAAGCTTTTCACATATTTTGGATTGCGTTATATACTTCATCTTTCATCTTTTTCGTGATATGCAAGTAGATAGATTCAGTCACTTGACTGTTCTCATGCCCAACTCGAGCTTGAATTGAATAGAGTGGCAATCCCATCTCAGCAAGCTTCGAGATATGCGTGTGTCTGAATATGTGAGTGGATATATTCTTGTCGATGCCCATGCGTTCTCTGTGTGTCCTTAAAAACGTATTTATGGCTGTGATTGATATCGGGGTGTGTTTGGATGTCGTGAAGATGAATCCTTGCTTGTTGCCCTCTATTTCTTCAATTTGAGCAAGAATCTCGATGCATCTATTTGGGAGCGAGACCGAACGAATCGATGCGGTCGTCTTTGGAGATGTGCTCGCATAAACATCCTTGATTTTCAATTGATGGTATTCTAGCGTTGAAGATACGTGTGCAATCGGTGGATTTGAATCCAAGTCAAGCTTGTCCCATGTGAGTGCGAGAGCTTCACCAACTCGCATCCCTGTCATGTACATCCATTCGAATAGCATCGCATATCTCAAATTGATTTTGCGGGTATATTCAATCAAACGATTGTATTCATCATCCTCCAAGAACTTGTTGGGGTTCTTCTTAGATTCTGTTCGGGCTTTATATTCGATGATGCAATCTTCGATTGGATTCGTCTCAATGTATCCATTTTTGACCGAAAATTGAAACAACTTATTTAAACGTGATTTATAAGTCGATGTTGTTTGATTCGCTAGATTCTTTTGATACAAAAGAAAATCAAAAAATCGATTCAAGTCTTGAGTTGTGATTGTAGTGATAATTCTCTTTGAATCAATGAATTCTTCAAACTCTTCATATTGTCTCTCTACGGACAAGAATGTGGTTCGCTTCACGTTCTTCTTATATATTTTCTTGTATTCCTCTATGACCGAATGAATCGTTCGACTATCTGTCACCACATTACCAAGCTCTTTTCGAATGGCATTCGCAAGCATCTCTTGAGCTCTCTTCCTAGTCTCACGAGTCTTGTTGTTGAACGTAACGGATTTTCTACGCCATCTATTGAATCGTGGGTCATAGAACTTCTCACAATAGCGATAACCGATGCCATCCTTCCCGTGTCGTTCCTCTATATACATAATAAACCTCCTATAAAAGAACCTTTCCAATTACTGATACTTTCTCAGCATCCACAATCAAATCCCCATACTTTGGATTCTCAGACTTGAGAATAACATTCTTCCCATCACGATGAAGATACTTACATGTAACTCCTTCATCTTCAACTCGAACGATAGCAACTTCGCCATCTTCAACAATTGGTTGATATCTTAGATATACTTCAGAGCCTTTCTTGATTACAGGCTCCATCGAATCCCCTGTGATTCGAACCAATTCATTTGCACCATTTGGAACGATTGAAGAGGGAAGCACACCCATTTCAGCATCTACATCATCCACATGAATCATGGATCCGGCAGCAGATTGACGACCACGAACGAGATACACCACTTTCTCTTCTTGGATTCCATTTTGTTCGTCTAGTTGATGCGAAGCGAATTCGTATACTTTAGATTGTCTCTTTGAGTCTAGTTTGTTGTAAATTATGGATAACTCTTTGGAAGTTCGCTTGTTGCTGCTCATATCAAATAAAACTTGTGGACTTATCCCAAAAGCTCGACAATATTTCAATATATCTTCTTCATCAATATCTCTTTTCCCTTTTTCGTGTTGTGAAATTGTATTTTGTTTAAAACCTGTTAATTTTCCGAGCTCGGATTGTGTCATTTTATGATTTAATCTCAATTTTTTAATTGATTCACCTAAAATGTTCATAAGGTAAAACCTCCATTTTTGTTGATTTGATAACATTATAAAAGTAAGAGATAAAAAATGCAAAAAAAATATCTCAAAAAGAGATAAAAAGTGTTGACAAATATCTCAACCTGAGATATATTGGTGTCACGAGGTTGATTTGAAACCTCAAATACATGAGAGGAGGTGAGTGGATGACCGACAAAAAAAGATTACAAAAGAAACACTTAAAACCAAAACTAGAGCTAAGAAAAGAACGATTAGGTCGAGAACTTACGACAGGTTACATGGCGAATCTAATCGGTTTAGACCGTAGACAATACGAGAAGAAGGAGGCAGGAGAGTATCCATTTAAAGATTACGAGATGGACATCATAGCTCGTGAATTAGGTAAAAGTGTAGAAGATATTTTTTTTAGCTAACAATATCTCAGTCTGAGATAAAAGGAGGGAGCATGAACAAGAAGATTATTTCAAAGAAAGAATTCCAAGAAATGTATCCAAGATACAACACGGAATCCAAATGGAAAACAATCGTGAATCGAATCAAAGCGAGCGAATATGCTGATGCTTATGTACGGATCTCACGAAACGATGTAAACATCAACATCGAATTGTTCGAAAGATTCCTCGAACTTGAAGGAATCAATTGGGCGAATCGATACGGGACCAAGATGACAAGAACAGAATTCGAAAGGAGATTGGCATAGATGAGACGAAAAAGAAAAACAAGAGTGCGATTCATTCCATTCATGAGATGGATGCTTCAATGGTACATCCTAGCGTTTGGACTCATTATCGTAATGATGAGCATCGTGCTCTTAGTTGGAAAGGCGGTTGAGCAGCACGAATCAAAAGTGAATCTAATTAGAAGTGGACAATATGTGGAGCCTGACTTTCAGGAAACGTGGAACAAAAAAAGCCAGCGCGGCAACGCTGACTAAAAATAAATATCCTAAGGAGATTATAACACAATGTGCAATAAGTTTGAAACTTTACATGCAAATTACCTTGACCCTCCAGAACCAAAAGTATGGGGATACGATTGGAAAGGTGAAGAAATATACGTAGGTGATGAATATTACGATATGGACGGTGATTACGTCCAAGCGGATAACATCGAAGATTATTTAAAATCAACCTATTTAACCACTTCACTCAAGATTGCAGGTGAGTAGATGGAAGATGTGTATTTAAACGATGACCTACTAGATTCAAAACTGCAAAACGTTTTATATGCCAATAAGGTTATCGGGCAAATCAGAATAAAGAATGATTCGTACGAGGTGTATCTATATGAGCCTCAAAGAAGAATGACGAGGGTTAAAACCTACGAGGAGGTTGAAGAGATATTAAAAAGCGTATCGAGATCATTAAAAGAACAGAGTCAAAAGTAATTTTAGACATTGATGCGGACTTCGTAAATCCGCTAATCTTTGAACAATACATGGATTATGGAAAAACAGTGGAGGATGCAGCGATGGCGATAGTGCAAAATATCCCCAACGTAAAATCATTCCACATAGAACCACAAGGAACACAGAAAGGAATGTTTTATAAATGAATTTATATGAATTGAGTCTATCTTTTCAAGAAGTGCAAAACATGGATTTAGATCCTGAAGTGATGAAAGACACGTTAGATAGTATCGAAGATGCCATCGAGAATAAAGCAGAAAACATTGCAAAGCTTATTCGAAATCTCGAATCAGACGTATCAGCTTACAAAGAAGAAGAGGACCGCTTAAAAACGAAACGTCAAGCTACAGAGAATAAAGTGAAATGGTTAAAAACGTATTTAGAAGACAACATGAAATTTACTGGAAAAACTAAATTCAAATCAGGAATGTTTAACTTCTCTATTCAAAAGAATCCAGCAAGTGTGAATATCACTGACGAAAAGATTATCCCAGAAGAATTTCTAATCCAACAACCGCCAAAAGTAGATAAGACTTCATTAAAAGAAATCTTGAAGAGAGGAATTGAAGTTCCAGGGGCTGAATTAAAACAAACGGAAGGATTGAGAATTCGATAATGAAAAACAAAATTTTAGTAACAGAGAATATTTCGATTGAAATTTCTAAACACAAAATTGAAATTTTTACATGTTTACCCTTCAACATCCAAGTCGGTTTTGAAGAAACAATCATCCCGACCTTAGATGAAGACGGTGAACTCTTTGGGAAAAGATATCAATTAAACATTTTTGCAAAGCCTAAATATATGGATGAGTGCACGTCTGAAAGTGATGTATCATTTACGATCAGTAATTACAGAGAACTAAAAACGTTCTGGAAGTTTGTTGAAAACAACAAGAATAACTTATTCGATATGGCAGGTTACGAAGGAGAAGTCGAAGCATGAGAATTCTAGCAATCGACCCTGGAAGCGCAAAGATTGCAAGTAGTACGAACGGTATCGTGTTACTTGATAATGCAAAACTAATAAATCATTGGGTCGTTCCTTCCGCAAAAGTCCAGGATATTCGAAATTGGTTCGAAGAGGTCGGTCGCTTCTTAGATGTGGATGTAGTTGTTATTGAAAAATTTGAAGCTAGAGACAATGACAAATCAAAGGATAATTCAGTTCTTGAAAACGTCGCTTTGTTCCGAGTTCTTTTTCCAGACGCTGTTTTGCAGCGTAACGCAGGTTATCAATCAGATATCCCGAATGAATTATTGAAGCGACTTGGATTGTGGAAATTTGAAAAGAGCCATCACCAAGATGTGCGTGCAGCAGCAAGACTCGGACTATTTTGGGCGATGAGAAACGATGTAAAAGAAGTTATCGATGATATTGGCAAGGCGGTAGTTTTGTGAAAGAGGAGGATTTAACATGATACCGAAGTATAGAGCATGGGACAGCATGCGAAAAGAAATGAATTATAAAGTCATGGTAGGAAATTGTGATGAAAATGACGAAAACTGGACTTGTCCTATTATTTGGATTGAAGAAGCAAAAGATTGGTTACACTTTGATGATTATAAACGCATCATGTTATCGACATGTCTTCTTGATAAGAACGGACAAGAAATTTTTGAGGGGGATGTAGTTGATTACAAAGGCAGAAAAGCAGTTATCAAATGGCACGGTTCTTATGCAAGTTTTATTTACAGATTCATTGATGAATCGCAAACAGGGAAACCAAAATGGAATCCTCTTTATTTAGCTTACATGAGATGTGAAATCATCGGCAATATCTACGAAAACCCAGAGCTTTTGGAGGTATAAAGTTTGACAAATTTAATTTTAAGAAAATGGCAAAAGGAGGCACTATCCCGAAGTTCAAGATTAACAAATGGTATTTTTCTTGAAGCTTTGGGCGGTTAAGGTCGCGGTAAAACTATCTGTGCCCTAGCTATTGCAAAAGAGAAAAACGCTAAGAAAATCATCATCACAAACAACCGTCTTTCGATTCTTGAAGGATGGAAAGAAGCCATCAAAAAGATGAATTTTGATTCGGATGTTGAGTTTATTATTTCAACTGACCGAAGTATTCAAAATATGTTAAAAAAAGGCTCAAAATTCAACTGTGACGTGTTGATTATTGATGAGTGGCAGAATATGTCATCAGAGAAGCAAGTGGCCTTATATCGTCGCATAAAGAGAAAATACACGATAGGTCTTTCAGCTACTCCGATTCGAAAGAAAGGGCAAAATTTCTATCCACTCGAAAAAACGATTTTTGGTTTTGCAAATCCAAATAATAAATTTGATTGGCAAAAAGTTCACGGAAGAATGGTGTATGATCCATTTACTTATTCAAAAGAGAAGTGGGAGGACTTTAGAGACTATGAACGCTATGTCAATAATCTTCCGAACTTCTTCAGATGGGAAGAAATCGAAGAAATCGAAAACGCTGTTGAGAACAACGGTTACGAAATTAAGTTCTATCCAGTAACTGTCAAACCTGGCAATCCAGAAACATTAGACAAGTTTAGAAAATTAAATCTTGTGACAGTAAATAACGAAACGGCAATGGCGAAACAATCTTTTGGACGAAACACGTTTGAAAGATATCTCAATCAAGCAGGAGTAGAAGTTGATTTTCCAAAGATAAAACCAGTGAATGCTGATACTCCATTGATGTTAAAACTAGATGGATTAATAAAAAGAGCACCACATGACATGCTGATTGTTAGCAAGTCGAAACAGATTGTAAATGTCATCAAAGAACGACATCCACACATCGGAATCTGGACAGGAGATGTTCAAGAAGGACTGGACAGAAAAGTAGTAGTTGCTACGAATCAAGTACTCGGAGTCGGAGTTGATGGCTTGCAGCACAAATATCAAACAATCGTTGTTCTAGACCCGGTTGAAGAAGGCTCAGGGGAATACGACGATTACCGCCAACTACTTTGGCGAATAACAGGAAGTAGACAACAACACGATGTAAACGTGATTGAATTTTATTATAAAGGAGAATGAAATTGTTTAAATTACCAGAAAATAAACCACAAGTACCAAAGGATACACCACGGAATTACTTCATTTACGGAGAAACCATGAGTGGTAAATCTTACCTGGCAAATGAGTTCCCTAATCCAATTGTATTAAATACGGATGGGAATGCGGAAGCAAACAGTGTACCAAGTATCCAACTATTAAATGACAAAGATAAATCAGGGCGCATTACTAATTCAGTGATTAAGCAACTAGGAGAAATCTTATTAGCTCTACAAACGCAAGAACATTCATACGAGACAGTCGTAATTGACGTTATCGATGACGTTATCGAGATGATTAAAATCGCTGTGTGTGATGAGCTAACTCCACCAGGTAAGCCTCGATTGAAATCATTATCTGAAATCCCATACGGAAAAGGTTATGACTTCTTCAACCAAGCTATTACAGAATTGGTGATTGACCTCAAAGCATTACCAATGAATGTGATTTATATCAGCCGTCAAATTTCAGAGTATGACGACAACGGAAATGCTACGAAAGACAAGCCAAGCTTGAAGGATAAGTACGTGAACCTTATCAATGGTAACTCTGACTTAATGATCCATACAGAAAAAATCGGGAATAACTACAATCGTGAAGTCGACAGAAAACGTAAGACTTATTACGCAGACCAGGTTGATGACAAAGCGATTTTGAAAATCTTATCAACAATTAGAGGTGCTGTTGAACAACCTAGAAAACAACAATCAGCAACAAAATCAGTTGCAAAACCAACAAAACAGGAAACAGTTGAAGTTTCTAATAACGAAGATGAATTATTTTAAAACTAAAGGAGAAATGAAAAATGAGTTTATTAAGTATTGCAAAGAAAATTAAAGAAGACGGATTTGACCCTCGTAAAGATAGCGTGAACGGACCTGCAGCATTACCGGCTGGTGACTATACAGTGGTCCTAAAACGAGTGCAATTCAACATTGCACCAAGTGGATGGGAAAGTTTAGGATTCACGTTTGAAGTTCGTGAAGGTGAATTTAACGGACGTACTGAATATGTATCTTTTGGAACATTATCTGAATGGAATGGCAAAGACCTTTCTTGGTCAGTAGAACGAACAATCAAATTCTTTACTAAAGCAATTGAACTTGCTGGAGATAAGGTTATGAAGAACGACTTTGAAGACGGAAGAGCATTAGCTGATGCATTAGAACGTAAAGCGGTTGGTTCTTACTTCACATTAAAAATCCTAGAAACAAAAGGAAAAGAAGATAAAGTATATCGCAACTATGATATTGAAGAAAATGCTGAAAATGCGATGAATACAGTTGTTGTAGAAGAAGACGATTTACCTTTCTAAAAATAAGGTG